TGATTTTCAAAAGCTGGACTTTTCATATACAAGAACACTAATAGTCCAGATCCAAAGGTTATAGAAGACATAAATAAGGCTAGATATGCAATAAAACGTGTTCTCATTCTTTTAGCAGTACGTTTACTTTCCACCAGGAATTTTTATTGATGGGCCAGTAACATCAGGTAAGCCTTTCTCTAATACTTTTGGCATCATTCCTTGAACATTTCCCATAATCTCATTCATTACTCTTGATTTAAACTGTTCTGAAGTTACATACTTGTAACCAAAGTACGCTCCACCACTCATGGAAGCTACCATAATAATGGAAATCAAACTTAAAATAGTTGAGAGCTTTTGCCACATGATTAAATTTGCAATTTTGAAAGCACTATCTTTTTCAAGTGTGCTTGTATTACTGCTTATTCTAGCCTTATCACCTCTTTACGTCACCATGGGCTTAATGACAAGACAAATGATAGAGAAAAAATTATGACCAGTTTTATCGTATTCGTTTGTTTAAGTATTTTACTTTATATATTTTTAAAAAATACAATTAGATATTAAGATCATACTTCAGTTAAGTTAAACTTGTATTTTTTGCCACTTACACGATTTATTAAGAATAAATCATCAGCACCTTCTTGTATTGACCAGCTACCTTTTGTATTGTCTACTTCATTAGCAGTTCCGTTTAAGTTGGACATATTCATATCTTGAGTAGTAACACTTCCTGTTACTGTAATTCCCGAATTGGTCGTTTCTAGCTTCTTTATATTATTGTGGTATAACTCTACAGCCCCATTATTAATAAATCTTGCATAATTTTCAGTGCCAGAAGCGTTTGTAAGTGCAATAGTATTTTCACCACTTATAAGAAGCTGTCCAGTACCGCTGTCTTTAATTACGCTTTGTGATCCATCATGAAATATTTTTAAATCTTGAGAGTCTCCTAGTTGTAATTTGCTATTATCTGGCAGATTCAAGCCATCGGCAGATGTTTTTATTTTTTCAGATCCATTAAAATATAAAGAAACAGATTTGTCGGATGTATTTCCTCTAAAGTATTGGTGATTTGTATCACCTAATATAAGATCACCAGTATTATTCTGAATATAACTGTTTGCAGAATCGTGAAAGAAAGTAAGGTCTCCAGAAGCACCAACTGTTAATTTGCTACCACTTCCTGCTATAAAATCTTCTGGTATATCAAAACCTGTTAAACTTGTTTCAGCCTTCTTTACATTATTGTGGTACAACTCAACACCACCATTTTGATCTGCTTTTATAATATTTTCATTATCCGCACCGTTACGAACACGAAAACCATCTGTTAATAATTTTAAAACTCCTTGTCCAGTATCTGCAATGTAGCTTGCTATTGAATCATGATATATTTGCAAATCTTGAGAATTGCCTAATTGTAATTTGCTATTGTCAGGTAAATCCAAGCCATTTGCGGATGTTTCTGCTCTTTTTACATTATCGTGATAGAGTTCTACCCCAGATGCACTTAATCTTAAAAAGTTTTTATTTACATCTTTATTAAAAAAGTTAATATTATCTGCGGTAAATAAAAAAGATCCAGTGCCAGCATTAGCAAATCTATATGATCCTGTATTGTTATGCTGTCCAATAGTTAAATTACTTAATTTAAATTGTGCAGTATTACTAGAATTTGATTCAGCAGAAGATAAATCTACAGTTCCATTAAATGTTCCTTGACCAGCATTAATTACTCCATCGCCATTTTTAACATTTAGTGTCGTACCATCAAAAGTGAGATTAGTATTAGCGTTTAATGTATTTGCAGTTCCTGATCCAGTAATTACTTTAGATGTACCATTATTATTTATTGTTATCGAAGATCCTGATCCAGCAGGGCCTTGTGGCCCTTGAGTTGCAATAGTTACTGTTGTTGCATCTCCCTGTTGAACAGTAACAGTATTACTTTGAGTTGTTACATTTACTGAAGTCATGCTGTATATCCCTCTGCCATTGTTATAGTCCCTTCAACCCAATATTCTTTATCGCCCGATCCATTTGTTAGTAAAATATCATATTCATAACTAGGTAAATTAAATGTTGCAGTTTGAGTATCTGTAACTTTCCAAGAAAAAGCTCCTCCTGTTGCATTTGTTATTGTAATGGTAACATCAGCAGCTTTATTGGTTCTTGCTTTATCCCAAATTTGAGAAGAAACTGTGTAACCTGTTAAGTTTACATTGGCAGAATTACTATCTTTTAATTGAAAATCTACACTATGATCTGATCTTCTTTGGATCGTCATGTTATATGTTCCTGGTGAAATAGCCATATAGAATAAATTAATCAGCAGCTATTTTAAGTATAGCTTCCATGGTATGTTCCGCTTGTAGTGCCATTTGTCCAAGATGCTCCTCCATTATTAATAGCTTTTCCAGCAGCACCGCCACTTCCGCCAACTCCACGGTTTCCATTATGGCTTATGCCATTATTTCCGTTACTTCCAGCGTTACCAAAAGTTCCACCGTCACCACCGTCACCACCAGACCCAACATTATAATTACCTTGAGAATTTGGTGATCCAGAACCTCCGAAAGTTCTAGCTTGATTATATCCTTGACCTAATCCACCAGCACCTCCAACACCACCAGCCGTAAAGAAAAAACCATTTTGCCTGTAACCTCCTTGACCGCCACCACCGCCACCACCGCCACCGCCAGAAATACTGCCAGTATTATTTATTGTAACTCCAGTTGAAGCAACACTTATTGCATTACCACCATTACCTCCATTTCCACCAGAGTTAGCATAGTATTGAGCGGCAGTACTACCAGAACCAGCACTTCCAGCAGTTCCATGATGTCCTTGAACCGCTCCAGCAACATTAATCACTAATGTCCCACCCATACCAGATGAAACTAATATGGCTGCATTTCCAGCAGTTGCTCCTATAGTTACACCAGATGGAACATTGTATATTTTATCTACAGTAGCAGCCCAATCTGATCCAAATACAGTTGCTAAAACAATATTTGTAGCGTTAGTTGCAGTCACTTCTGATACAGCAATACCTCCACCAGCACCTAATAAAATCTGCTGCATTATGCTATGTTGCCAGAAATATAATAAACATTAGAAGCAACACAAATTATAGTTACCATACCTCTTGCTGGTACACTATGATCGCCTGTTGCACCATCTGTTGTATCGTATAACGTAGCTCCAGCAGCTTGAAATATTGTTTGAGCAGAACCAGTGTGGTTTATAAATGTCACCATATCTCCTACCGAAAATCCAGTAGCAGTATTAAAAGTCCAGCCTCCAGTCCCACTATGCAAAACGTGTTTTCCAGCGTGAGTTGCAACTATAACTAAATTACTAGAAGCTGTTACTTGAGGAATATTTCTTAATTCGCCTTTGCCGTCTGTTACTGTACCGCTTGCTGTAATTGTACCGCCTGTAGAAAAATTACCAGAATTATCTAACGTAATTCCATCAACAGATGCTCCTGAGTGTCTAATACTGTTAACAACTAATCTACTACTCATAATTTATCTCCTATGAAGGTTTTGGATTAGAATCTTTGACCAGTTTAATGTAATCGTACCACCCTGCAAATTTAACTTTCAAATCAGCGTCAGCATCAATACAATGCCAAAGAGCATCTAATTGATCTCCGATAGAAGGATAAGTTTCTTTACCATCAGTTGTTCTATCTGTTTTATACTTAACAGCAGCAGCAGCAGCGTCAAGCGCGGTTCTTGCCTCGTCTATTTTAGATTGTTCAAGACTTATTAATTTATTGTCTTTATCAAACGCACCAAAACCATCATCAATAGTTACCGCATTTGGATAGGCTCTTCTTATAGCAACGTGATCTAAATTAGCCATTATGCTCCTACCTCTATTGCTATCATAGTAGCAACTCGAACTATATCATTTCCATTTCGATTATTTATATATTGTGTCGCTGTATATCCTTTCGTCTGCCATTTATAAGTTATAGTATCTCCAAGAGTGTAAGTAGGTGTATCTAAAAAATGAAAACTCCAACTTTCCATATTACTTACTGATTCGGGATAAATAGTTGCAGTTGAACTAAATCCAGTTGATTGAGAAGGTTGTGCAATAGCAGTTGATCCTCTTAATAAATTCATATATATGACAGAAGAACCACCAGTAGTAGAAATACCACAACAGTTTAATAATAAAATTTTACTGGAGGCTTGACTTGGAGTTATTGAGACTGAAAATCCAGTAATGTCTACATATGAAGTAGAGCTTGTGCTAAAACTATCATTTTTAATTGTTTGAACAGTTTGAAGATGTTTACCTACCTCAGTGCTTTGATTTGTTAATAAAGTTCCATTTGCAATATCTGGCAATGTAATAATTCTGTCATTACTTGATGATGAAGGTGCTTGTAAACTTACTGAACCACCACCTGATGCTGCGTTTAGTTTGATCTTTGCTGTCATGGTTTAGGATATTTATCTTTGATAGCTTTGATTTTAGTTTTCCAACCAGCTACACCATTATGATAGATGTCATCTAGCTGATCTTCAATAGCTGGATATTCGTTAGCTCTGTTAATTTTATATTCCTCTGCTGCCTTCCAAGCTGTATAAGCTGTATTTAACTCGTCATCTGTTGGCTGTGAATCACTATTAGCAGAATCCCACTCAATAATCTTATGAGGAGGGGGAGTTTGATCTAATCTATATCGATTAGCATTTTTACCAAGTTGCAATAAAGCTAAATTGATGTCTGTATCTGAATTAATTGCCATTATAATGACTCCTTAAAAATTTTTACAACTGTAAATAATTCTGTAGTACTAAAATTTGATCCAAGTCCAAATCCGAAAGTAGAATGATTAGTGTCACCTTGATGTCTTATCTCATAAGTTGTTGCTGTACTAATTGTTACTCTAGCTTTTACAAAACTAAAGTTATTTCCATTATATGCACTATTAGCATACATACTAGTACCAAATGCTATATCAGCAGGTGTTCCAGATGTTTGATAAAGTTTTACCATATGCCGATTTACTCTATATGCCATAGCTTGTGCTTCTATAAAGTAACTACCAGCTTGCAAAGTAAATTGATTATTACTGATTGAAACTATACCGTCAGCATCAATAAGTTCTGTATTTAAATCTCTTGTCCTCCAATCCCCAGAGGTAAATGTACCTCCATCAACATCATTTGCTTTTACATCACCAATAACCGCATAACTAGCAAATTTACCGCCAGCACCAGTAACACCACTATTTGTAATGGCCATTCTTTCAACACCATTGGTTGAAAATTTTATGGTATCTGCTGCATAAGATATTCCAGTATTACTATCCTGCCCACGTTGACTTGGTGCGGAAACACTTCCGTCAACTGTTGCTATTCCTGTTGATCCGTCAATAATAAAAGCCATAGTTAAACAATAGTTACTACTGAACCAGAAGGAATTGTAAGCACTGCATTTACGGTCAGTGGGCCAAAAACTCCTGCATTTATGTTAGACGTTCCATCGCCGATTGTATAGTCTTGATCCATTTGATTCTCATTTTCGTGAAAAATAGCTTCAGTTCCTCCACCAGTAGCTCCACCACCTCCACCGATAGCGCCCCAAGCGTTTGTATAGCCTTCAAATTGATTCAAATCAGAGTTATACCTAAACTGTCCTGCTGCTGCTGCTGGTTGATTAGCCTGACCAGGCTGTTGAGCAGTAGTACCAACAGGAATTTTTAAAAATCCATTGGAGTTCATGCTTACATCACCTGTCATCACAGGACTTGCTGCTACAACATGACCAAAGTTTGCTTCGTTTATCTTTCCTAATATAGTAAAACTTCCAGTAGCACTATTACCACTGCCATTAATGGTATTTGCTATTTTTAATTCATTAGTTGATGTATTTATATGAGGTTGATATTGTGCTAAATTATCTGCTCCAGTTGGATCGCTACTTCCAGCACTTAATGTTCTTAAGGCTGTAAATATTTCATTGATTTTGGTACGAACCGCAGCACCCGTTCCGTTGGCGGTATTATAATTATTCCCTGGTTCACTGGTAGTAGAGCCTGGTCTAGCCATCTAAAAAAGTAACATTGAACCTATTCTAACTTGCTTTACCAAATCCGACAGCTTGATATGTGAAATTTCTATCAACTGAAGCATTTGAAGAATTTTTGAAATGTACAGTAAATCCCGTTCCAGAAACATTTGATATTTCAAAAAAGTCTCCAGATTGCATATTTTGTGCAGTAATACCAACTGAAGGCAATATACTATTTGCTCCACCTTGAGTATTAGCAGTACCTACAAAGAAAGGATGCTGGAACGTAACTGCTTTCGCCCCTGCCCCACTTGCTGTAATTGAAGGACTTTGTTCAGTTCTCTGCCCCATAGAAGCTGTGTAACCTAACTCAAATACTCTTATATCTTGATTAGGGTCGTTACTTGTTAAATTAACTTTAAATTTAAAACCTCTTCCTTTATATCTTCCATTTGCAAAAGTTTGAAATGGTTTGTAAGTAGCCGATCCACTGGTGGGGTCATCTTGAGTAACTGAAACCAACATTTCAGCGTTAACTTGCGTAGCGGTAGTTCCATCAAAATTTCCACTTGTAGGAAATGCAGGATCTCTTGAATCAAACAAATCTGATGGAAAGAAACCTTCGGTAAGAAAATGACGTTTTAAATCCAATGTAAATACGTCTCCTAAATCCAGAAAAGTTCCTCCAGGCGTTCCACCAAATTCATAAGTACCAAAAGGCTTTATGCCTCCTATATCATCTATAGAGGCTACATCATCAAATGTTCCTGCAATACTGCTACCAATATCATCAAATAGACCACCACCAATTAAATTTAAAGAATTTGTTGTTAAATCAAAGACAACATCTGTTTTAGTTCCTTGAAATTTTGGAGTGTCTAAATCTTCTCTTCTTGTCTGAATTAATTTGTCATCAAGTGTATCTGGTAAATCTATAACTACACTTGCTTCTCCATCACTGAACCTACCTCCATCATCTTGAAATTTAAGAATGTATTCACCTTCAAGTAACGGAACATCAACAGTAGTTGAGTTTCCAGCAGCTTTTACTAAATCAACTGCATTAGAAAATGTACCAGTACCATCAGTTTTTGAAGAGTGTCTAACATAGACCAACCCTCCATGAGTAACATCTAAATCGGTTGCTAAATTCCAACGTAATTTTACAGTTGTTTTATCTAATGGTTCTGCTGTAAGTCCTGTTACATCACCAGGAACAGCAGTTTTACCAACAGCATTAAATGTAATATCACTTGATGATGCACTTGCTTCTAAAGCCGCGTTCAAACTAAAAACAGATATTTCATA